AAACGACCATGTAAGGACGGTTGTTTCGAAGGTGTTGGTGAAGCTCATCTCAATATGCCTTTATTTTCATGCGGCGACCAGATCCGCCGAATTTCGCTTTATCATTGTCTGCGTTTATACCACCAATCGCGTTCGCCTGCAAAGATGCCCAAACTTGGATGCGCGCGTCGTCTTTCAGATACGGCGCAGAATGTATCAGCGAGCTGTATAGGTAGGCGTCGGGGAAGTATTCCAGCAGCCAGTTTGACGTGTTGCTATCCGACAACGCGTCGATCTTGGCGTAGTAGTATAGCTCCGTCGCATATGTGCCATCGGGAACGGGAAACACCTCGATTTCGCCCGCCGTGATCGCGTAGTAGCGTGGCTCGTAGGTGGCGTTGGCCGTGCGCCGCTTGCGCTCCAAGAGCTGAAACTGGCTCAGCAGCTCAAGCGGCTGCGTGTTGCCCGAGGTAATATACATCCGTATGACCTCGTAGAAGTCGGCAGGCACGGCGCTGTATTGCGTATCGATGTTGGCGTTGGCGCGCTTCTCCTGACGCCAGTGGCGTATCTGGCGGTTCATGTCTGCCTCGGCCAGCGAAATAAACGTCGGGATGACGCTCGTCAGGTCATCGCGGTCAAGGAAGTCGCCTATGCTGGATTGCAGCTCTGCGTATGTTGTTATGGGCATTAGTCTAACAATCCTCTCTTGAGGTTAAATGCTGATCGCGGATCTAATATGCCACGTCTTTGAGCCATATCCAAAACATTTTCAATTTGCGGTGTTGTTGCTGTGCTTATGTCAACATTTTGACTTTCAAACAAGTCGCCAAGTTTTTTATTGCCTCTAGCTTGCTGCTCGACGACCAAAAGGCCAGTAGACTTAGAGGCGTTGGCGGCTAAAATGCTAGGATTAACGACACGAATACCAAACTCTGGGTCAGGGTACTCAATCGCGTCCACCCCTGCATCAAGCAAGCCTCGCTGTATCTGCTCATAAGATGCATCAGCGTCTAGCTTGCTTTCTAAACCATCTATAAACCTATAAAGATCGGTTTCGCTAATTATGTTTGCTTTGTCTAAATCTATATCAAATTCAGAAATAGAACCGCCGCCGCGCATATTTCTGTAGTATTGAGCAACATCTGGATCAGCTGTTACACTAAACCCAATCGGCGTTCCCTCTGGGTCAAACCGCATTTCAACATCTTCTGGGCTAATCTTTTTGGGTCCACCATGATAGACACGCAACGCATTCGCGCCCACAGCGCCACGCGGAACGCCAACAGCGCCGCCGCCAGTCATGGCTAAGCCAGCCATAGTAAGCGCATCGTTTAAAGCGTCTGCGCGTGGCGGCACGCCTTGCGCGTATTCTCTAGCAGACTCAACGCCGCGCGTGCCGCCGGTAATAAGATCCACCAAACCCTGCGGCACGGCAGGCGTTGCTTGGCCAGACCGCAAGGCGTCAAATATAGACATTCCCTGCGGCGCATCTACCGGCAGGAACGTAGACCGGCGCTTGCCCTCTTCCGGTGCAAGCAGCCCCATCAGCTTGCCCGCCATGCTGTTGCGGTTGCGGTATTCGCGGCGCAGCTCGTCAAGCTCCGCAGGCGTGCGATACATCGCCTCTTCTTGCATTTGCAGATTAAAGTCGCGCGGCGACAGGTTAAATATGTCTATGGTCGCCATATCAACAATCCCATGCTTTGCGCGACCAGTAGTTGGCGCTCAGCTTGCTCGACTTGCCCTTGATGCCGCCGGAGCGTGCGCAGTAGGACGCCTTGTTTTTCGGCTGATCCTTCTTGATGGGCATGTTAGGGTCGCCAAAGTTGATCTTCTTCACCTTGTTGCCTTCAACCGCCAGCACCTCAAACTTCTTCGGCCCACCGCGTCGCGGTTTATTCACCGCAGAAAACTTGTGGCGCTTCTTCGCTGCTGCGATCTTCTCTGCCCTCGTGCGGCTCATTACGCGGTCTTCTTCTTCGCTGCTTTCTTTTTCGACGTTCCGCGCGCAACTTTTAAATTGCTCCACGCATTCGGATATTTTACGCCACGCCTTGCAGACATTGCCCTTGCACTCGCTTTTTGCTTCGCCGTCAACTTAGCCATCTAAGCTCCTTCGCCCCACTGGACGCATTTATAATCCGTTGCGCGGTACGCAGGAAACATCTGCCGCGCGTATTCCAGCCCGCTCGGTATGGACTGTATGCACTGGCTCTCGCTCTGCATCACGGGGCTGCCAAACGCAAAACAACCACGCTCGACGCTGCAAAGCAAAAGCAGCGCCGTCCACATTACTTATAAGCGCCCTTGCGCTTCTTCGCCATACACGTTCCAGCGCGCTTGCATGCGGCGGGTGTCGGGCAGCCCTTACACGGCTTAAACTTCGGTGCTTTCATCAGAACAATCTCCATAAATTACGCGCAGCGTAACATATTGAGCGAGATTAGGCTATACCGCGCAAGTTCCTGCGTATCGCGCCACGCCAAGACAGCATAGGGCCTGACAATGCTGTCGCTGCATCTGACGCCATAGTCAAACAAACAGCATCAGCCAAATCCGGCGAACGCAAGCCACGCTTACGCATGCTATCCTTGCTCTCGGCTTGCATCTTGCCGGACGAGGTAAAGCTATACCGTATGGCCGTCAGATCAGCCCGCAAATCATCATCTTCCGGCAGCTTGCACGAACGATCCTCTAGCCACGCCTTTGTCTTAAACCACAGCTCAGTACGCAAATTATTATACGTCTCGCCCATGCTGGGAGCCTCGGCAACATTCACACCACGCACAGGCGCGCCTAGCTCACGCAATCTATCAACCACACCAGCGCCAACGCCAATGCTATCCACAAGTATTTCATCAGGCTGCTGGCTGGGCGGCAACGCCTCATACTCAGCCATCACCCTACCCACAGTCTGCATCAAATCCAATCCCTGCCACGACTTAACTTCAGTTATAACATTTGCCTCGCGCTTACAAAACGCCGTCCTGTCGCTACCAAATCTTGCCGGATCTATAGCCCACACAGTCTTCGCATTTGGCGCAAGCTCAATATCACGCTTCATGGCACTCTCAACCAAATGATACGGCACAATAGTATCGTCGTCGGCAAGAGGAAAATCACCCATGACGCGGATAAGAAACGCGTTAGATTGTTCGCCATATCTTGCGCGCATCTCGTCAACAAACTCTTCCGACACCAGTGGGCTATCCACGCATGACCAACGACGCGTCCACCAGCTAGATGCCATCTTCGTCTGGCTTTCGTAAAACGTTCCGCTGGATCTGGTCGGGTTAGACAAAAGTATCGTGGTCGCGTTGTGACCCGACATTGATCCAGCAGCAGCCTCAAACACCTTCTCAGGCACACCACTGGCTTCATCAACAACCAGCAAAACATGCTCTGAGTGAACGCCAGCCAATGCTTCTGGCGTTTCTGCACGGCTGGTACGGGCCGATATAAACGCCTCTGACGATGCAGCGGCAAGCTCAACGCGATCCGACTTCACGGTAAGCAACTGCGATATTTCTTTAGGCAGCTCATTTATCCAACGCTTAAGCTCGGCAAAAAGCGCGTCAAAAAGCTGGCCGCTGGTCGGCGCAGTCACAACAACCTTATTCGGAAACCGCAATAACAAAAACCAAAGCATGGCCCAAGACGCGGATGTGGACTTTCCCGTGCCATGACCAGACCTTACGCTAATCTTGCGCTCGCCAGCCGCAATGGCTTGCAAAAACTCTGCCTGATATGGCAGCGGCTCAGCGCCAAGCATCTCCCTAACAAAACGCACAGGATCTTGCGCGTACCGCGTCACAAAATCCTTCATCAGTTTTGCTTGCGCTTCACTCATTGTCCGGCTCCGGCGTAACGTCAATAATGCTTGACCTATTCTTACGCAGCGCATCTAAATGCATGTCGCCCAAGCTAATCGTCACCTGAGCCGAAGGCTTCGTGCCGTACCTTTCAACATTCGCAGAGCCTGCCATAAACCGGCGATGATGAACACGCTCACGCGCAAGGCTAACGTCAGTCGATGACAGGTCAGGCTTGTGCGTAAGATCATCTAATATGGCCAAGCCTTCCTCAACAAAAGCATCCGCGCTGTCTTTCCTAGCGCGCTCCAAAGCCTCGCGGTAATCCGGCACAGAATTAATGGCCGCGCTTAGGTAAGACCGGCTGCACTTGTATTCTTCAGCAAGCTTAGCCAAAGTCACGCCCGATGCAACCTTGTCCGTTATGTAATCTATGCCACCGCGCTTGGCCACATCGCTTAGTATGCGCTTTTTTAACGCTCTGCCCGCCATTTGCTTTTCCCCAAATTTTGCAAAATTTTACGTGGGGCGGCGTAGGATAGCAAGGGGGGTGCAGGGGGGGTGCAGGGATTTGTGTGTGTGAGGGTATAATAATAACACTACCGGCGAAAAGCTTTGGCGGGGGGGGGTTTTGCGCCCGCAAGCTGTAAAAGCTGGCCGGATTGCGTCTGGTGCATGGCTAAAGGCATGGCGTATAATAATTATTATGTTAAGTGCGTTTAATATCAATGGCTTACGCTATGATTACAGCGCATAGCTATGCATAACACAACATGTTGTGTATGAGTCGCGCCAGAATATGCATCTTGACCAGTTAGTCAGGTTTAATCTTGACCAGTTAGTCAGGTTCCATTATTCGCGCGCGCGTTTGCGTGACGACGCTTCACTGTGTTGCGCGTCACTTTTTTTGCATTTTATTGCGTTTTGTGCTTGCCCTCTATATATCTCTATGATATCTGTTAGATATCAACACAAAACACGGAGAATCTAAAATGCAAGCTTTCCCAACTATGACGTGCCGCAAGTGCGACGCTGTAAATCCAATGGTGTATTTTGCGCCGGTAAATGTTGCGCCAACGCCAGCAACTTGCATTTGCTTTGATTGCGCGAATGCGCGGCAATGGCTTGATAGTGAAGGTAATGTGCGCAAAGACGTCAATCTTTGACCCATCGCTTAGCAGCGCCAAACCGGCGCTGCCTTGCCATGTGTCAAGCATGAAACGAACACAAAACAAGGAGATAAATAGATGGATTACGAAAGCGAATTGTTTGAAGTAGATTACCACAATGGCTGGCTTGTCATCAAAGATAAGGAAACAAACAAGCAAGAATGCGTGCAACTTACCAATAACAAAGGCCGCAACATCACGTTAAATCAATTTAAATCCGGCATTAAATCACACGGCTTGGACAAAGCGTGCAAAACGTTCTTAAAGCTTGCGGCAACATATAAGCCAACAGCAAAGCAAGTTTACGCTTGACCACATGATAGCTTTAAGATATCGTCAAGATATAACAACACAAA